AAAATAAAAAAAATATAAAAAAATGGCTTGTAATTGTTCAAACTTATTAACTGGAGGAATTTTAAAATCTTGTGATTTTAACTCTGGTGGGGTTGAGAAAATTTATATTACTGACCACTGTAACGTTTCTAGTTATACTGAAGCTAATTCAGAAGTAACTGCGATATCAATGGAAAGTACTACACAATTTTTTGAATTCCAATTCAATAGAAATACATCATCTTACGCTGAGAATACAGTAATCAATTTAGAGGCTGGTTCAACATACTACGAACAAACTGTAACATTAGTGTTAAGTAGAAGAGATAAAACTAAGGCTGAGGCTATCAAAGAATTAACAGCTGGTCAAAAACAATTATGGATTATCGTTAAAGATAGTAATGGATTGTATTGGGCATTTGGTAAGGATAGTGGAGCTTACGTTACTGAAATCACTGGTGGTAGTGGTACAGCTAAAGGTGACGCTAACGGATATAATATCGTATTTACGGCTGAGGAAGCGGATAACGCCCCAGAAGTAGATAGTACTATTATCCCAGCTTTATTAACACCAGCACCTTAATAAATAATTTCTATAATAGTTCTATAAAAGAGGGTGGGATTAATTTCCCATCCTTTTTTTTTTATATAAACGAAAAATAATAAAATTATATTTTATAAAAAGAAGATATGATTTTAATTACTAAAAATAGGTCACAAGCGGTTCATTTAACTTTGAATGAAAAAAGTCAGTATGTTCAGATTGGTGTACAACCATATTTCTTATTTGTATTCCAAAATGAGAATGACCCAAACGCTACAATAAAATTCACAGCTGAGGATGGTTCAACATTACCAGATAGATATAATGAATTTAGAATTGTTGAGGATGGTGGTGCGATTGATTTGTTAGATGGTGTTATATGGATGACAGGAAACACATCTCAATGGACTTATGAGGTATATGAAGCCCCTGTTCCTTTTTCAGCTGATACATTGGATATTCAATACACAACAGGTAAAATATTAGAGAAGGGTAGAGTTCAATTAAATGGAAACGATATCTACATAAATGACATATATAAATAATTTAAAAAATGGGAATATTTAATTTTAATAAAAATAATAAGGTTGAGATACCAATGGAAACACCAAAGAAACAAGGTGGTGATAGTATAGAGAATATCTTTAATTTAAGAATGGAAAATTCACTTCCAGTTATTAGAGAAGAAAGAAGTAAAGAATGGGTTAAATATCAAACTGATGAAGGGGAAGAATATCCTACATATTTGGAAAACTTATTTAATACATCACCAACTCATCAAGCGATTGTTGAGACAAAGAGTTTAATTGTATCTGGGGATGGTTTTGAGGTTGAAGATACAAACCTTACAGAAGAACAAAAATTAGAGTTATACAAACTTTTAGAATACATAGATGGTAAAAGAGACATCGAAGACTTTATAAGGGATTTGGCGAAAGATTTGGAGTTATATGGTTCAATAGCTATTGAAGTTATTTGGAGTTTAGATTTCACAAAGATTGTAAGATTAAACAGAATATCACCAAAACATATTAGAAGTGGAAAGTATGAAGAAGGTGAGATTAAATGTTATTACTATTCAAGAGATTTTAGTGATAGATATGAGGATGTTAAAGAGATAAAATCATTTGACATCAACGATAAAGAAAATCATAGACAATTACTTTATATGGGGACACAAATGGTTTCAAATGAATACTATTATGAACCATCGTATTTGGCTTCAACAAATTGGATACAATTAGAAGGACAGACAGGTTTATTCTATAAGAGTTTAATGGAGAATGGATTTAACCCATCAGTGGTTGTAAGAATGTTTAGAAAACCTGTTTCACAAGAAGAAAGAGATGATGTAGTTAGAGGATTAAAACAATCATTTGGTGGAGTTAAGAATAGTGGTAAAGCGATTGTAATGTTTTCAGATGGTAAAGAATTGGCACCAGAAATAGAACCAATATCGGTATCTAACCTCGATAAACAATACACAGTATTGGCGGACCAGATACAATCTAAGATACTTACAGGTGGTAGGGTAACTACACCATCATTATTTGGTATTAACATACCTGGTAAGTTAGGAGATAGTGATTTTGAGACACAGGTTGAGGCGTTTAATAAATTTGTTATTAGACCTAACCAACAATTCTTAAACAGAATTATAAACAAATTATTTTCAATAAATGGGTTGGATGTTAATTTCCAAATCAAACCATTGGAATTATATAAAACTAATAAAACAGAAAACTAATATATTATGGCTACATTTCAATCATTCGTAACAGAATATTATTTAAAAAGTTTCACACCCATATCACAGAATGTTGATATTACTGAGGTAACTCCTCATTTGGAAACAGTGGAATTAATAAACACAAGAGAGTTGATAGGAAAACCTTTATATGATGATTTAAAAACTAAGTTTATCAATCAGACATTAGACGCTAATGAAATTCAATTGGTTGACTTATTGAAGAGAGGTATATCATATAGAGCCACAGCTGAATGTATTCCATTCTTATCAATGAAGATTACATCAAAAGGGGTACAAACTCTTAGAGGTGATTATTCAGAAACACCAGGTCTTAATTCAATCAAATACCTTAAAGCTGAGTTGGAGAATAAGGCGGAGTATTATGAACAAAGAGTTATCGAATACTTATGTAAAAACTCTAAATACTTTCCTTTATACAACACATCAGATGATATTGAAGGTATTATTCAATCTTCAGAAACAAGATACGACAGTGATATATACATTGACGATATGGATAACCTACGATTAAATAAGTACCTTTACGGACCTAACAAAAATAGTTAACGAAAATGAATAAGATTGGTGTATTTTTATTATCAGCTTGTAGTTTTATACTACCCATCAAACCACTTGTATTAATAGTGGTTGGTATAGTTTTATTAGATACAATAATTGGTGTATACGCTACCATAAAAATGAATGGTAAAAAATCATTTAGGTCTGGGAAGTTATTTAATATTGTACCAAAGGTGTTTTTTTACTCTGTAACGATACTTCTATCGTTTCTGATGGATAAGTATGTATTAGGTGGAGAACTATTCTCTATCCCCTTCTTATTAAGTAAATCAGCGTGTGTGTTATGGAGTTTTATCGAAATTAAGAGTATTGACGAAAATTTACAGAAGTTGGGTAACAAACCAATTATGGAAACAATTAAAAATTTAATTGGTGGTGTTAAGAATATAAAAAAAGATATTAACGATTTAAAGAAATGATGGTAGTTGGAATGATACTGGCTGGTGTATGTTTATGGATGATAATCACATATAATTAAAAAAAAGAGGGTTAGTGATAACCCTCAATTTTAAAGTAACAAGAACTTTACCTAACAATTTTTACGTAATACAAAGATATAATATTTTTTTTATTAAATCAACTAATCTGTCCAAATATTTTCATCTTTTTTTATTGTAACCACATTGAATATTTTTCTCCAAAAATTTCTATGTATACATACTCCCTCAACTCTACCACCATCACCACTTTGTGATTTCCATTCAATACCATCACCATTTTCTTGATGATTATTAACAAACTCTCTTAATTCATCTGATTGGATGAAGAACGCCTCTTCCCAATCTGGAAAGTAATAAACAAAGTAGTCAGCTTCAGATGACATTATACCACTATCATTACCACTACAAGATGTTTCAATAAAGATATTCCATGTCATAAACCCTTTGATGTATTCATATCTATCAGTCTTCACCTCAAAGGTTAAATCATTCTCAGTTGAAGAGGTTAATTTAAAATCATATTTTTTATCATTTCTAAATTCAGAAACTTTATATTGGGGTCTTTTATTGGTAATATAATCAGCGATTACTTTCTCACCTTTATTACCTTGTTCTAAATCATTAGTCCATTTACTCATTGTTACGTTAAAAATTGTTAGTTTTGTTATTTACTTATAAATATGTGGAAATTTATTTTTTTTTATTTTTATTGAAATATTTTTTTATTTTTTCTCTCAACCTATAAAATCTATCAACATCTTTATCTGTATAATCGTAACCTTCTGGTTTATTTTTTTCATGTACTTTTTGTAAACCATCTCTTAATTCATAGAACCTTAGAATATTTTGATAGTCTTCTTCACCCAATATTCTTTTTATTGTTTCCAGTGTTGGTGAGGGAAACATCTCAAAATTCTCTTCATAAGTATCATTATTGATATTCTCATCATATTGTATCTCTTGATTGGTTAATTTATTAGATAGTTGAAAAACACAATTGCGGTATGTTAAAAACATATAGTTTTCCAAATCATTCATATTTATTTTATCTTGTTGGTATTTTTCAAATAATTTGATTAATACTTCTTGATATACATCTTCGGTATCATACTTACCCTTTAACTTATTGAAGTAACCAGATAAGTAGTATTCCCATTTTCTTCTATTCTTATTTAAAACATTTATAATCTCATTCATATAATAAAATATATATATGACTACTAATGTTTTCCCAGTTGAAGAAGATAAACCACTACAACAAATATGTATGACCACTACAACAAATATGTATAAGTACTACAACAAATATGTATAAGTACTACAACAAATATGTATAACTCAATAACAATAATAATAAATTAGAATAATAAATTAGAATAATAAATTAGAATATATATTTTATTATTTTATTCTGGATAGGATATATATATTATATTATTTTTCTTTTGTTACTTTTCTTTTATTGGAAAATATTTCTTCAATTAGTTGAAATATCAAAAAAAATTTAATAATTTTGTAATATATTTTGAACTTTTAAAAATTTCAACATATTTATATACAAAGAGAGTAAACTCTTACCAATTAAATCTGGGTGTTGGAGGGGTCATGTCCTCCAACTCTACTTCCCAAAACAAGTAGAAATAAAAATAAGTAGATAAAAATAAACAAATGGAAAATTTTATTAAATTACAAATCAACAAAGATTATACATTATACCAAAATGTAATTATATCTTACCTTCAATCTTTTCAAGAGAATAACAAATACTACTACGCTGGTGTAAAAGAATTATCTTCAATATTGAATATACCAATTAGTTCATTAAATAATTCAATTAATGATTTAATTAAAAAGAAAGTAATCTTCAAATCTAAAGATAAAAAACATATCCAACATACATTCAATAATCGTAGTGCTATTGTATTAGTAGATAAGAATAATCCTTATCCAACGAATGATACATCAAACATTAAACCTAACGAAGTTAAAACTAAAAATAATACCAATATACCACAAGAAGAAATTAAAGACGTTACAGACGAAAAATCACAATTACAAAAATTACTGGAACAAGAGATAGAAGAATTAGATAAAGAAAGAGAACTAACCAATGAAGAATTAGATAAAATATTAACCGAAGGTCAGAATGGTGTTTTTTATCCAACTGAAAAAAAACAAAAAGAAATAAAAATTTCTCCAGACTATCAAACTACAATAATTAGTAATCAAGGTATAGAAATGAAGATAGATGATGATTTGGTTGAATATTACAATACCAAAATAAAACATAAAACAGGATACATCAAAAATCATTTAAAATCCAAATCAGAATATATAATGAATATGAACCTTAGAGATAAGATGAATAGTGAAATATATTAATAATAAAAAGTAAAAAAAGAACAATGAAACAACTAACACAAATTAACGGAAACTGGATGGAGACAATAGCCCATCTATTAAACAATTTAAATAATTTATATTTAAGTGGATTAACAACAGAGAATACAGAGGTAAGTATAATTGAAAGTGTATGTTTACCACCAAACCAACATATTGAAATACATAATCCTCTCCCAGTTAAAAATAATACACCAAAGATAACGATAGAGAAAAGAACTTGTCCTTCACCACCCAAAGTATCAAAAATAAGTAAAAGTGATTTATATCAAAGGAATTGTGGTAAGTGGAACCCAACCAATTCAAACTACAGAAGATGTATGACTTGTGTTGATAATCATTACCAACAAGTAGAGAGTAGTAAGGGTTATGTTGAATTAACTGATATGAATGTACAAAAAAAATGTTATTGTAAAAAAAAATAAAAAAAATTAAACTTTTCCAAACTTCGATATATTTATATAAAAAGAACTATTATGAACAATTTAGAAAAGATGAAACAGATGTTAGAGTACCTTATCAATAACAATATACCTGTAGAGGAAGTATCTGATGATTTACAGAAGGATATTTATAGGTATGAAATAAAAAAACAAGGACTAATGAAAATGACGAAAATGGAAAAGTTACTACAACATATGGATTTAAGAAAGATAGAGTTATTCTTAGATACCATAATAGAAAATAATGAGATAGAAGACGCTATCGATTGGTTAATAGACTTATCAACAACAAATAATAGTGGTGATGAAATAGTTGACTTATACGCCACAGAAATGGAAAATTTAACTGTATTATTAATCACCCAACTATACAATGAAAACTTTGAGTTATGTGCCAAAGTAAGGGATGTAATTCAAATAGTAACAAATGATTGTATTAGATTGATTAAAATGAAAAATGTTGAAAAAGATGTAAAAGCGGATTTATTAAATGAAATAAAGTTTATTTATGATTTATATAAGTTATCATTAAATAAATTGATTGAAGAAGGAGAATAAAAGTGCCATAATTTTGTTTGTTTAAATGTAATAATTGTTTTTGTTATGTTTATTATTATCTAATAAGGGAGGAGTGATTACCTCCCTTTTTTTTGTTTATATGAAAAAAAAACTAAAAAAGGTCATTGCCAATTCAAATTAAATTATTATATTTGTAGTATAACAATAAAAAATAATAGTAATGGAAACTTTAGAACAAACAAATTTATTAGACAATTTCGAAATGATTATTCAAACATTATGGGAAGCCTATGATTGTGATGATATTACCTTAAAGATGGATATATTATCTAATTTAGATAACTATGGTGAAGAAGGTAAAGAAGTAAGAATTAAACTTATTGAAGAATTCGAAGATGAAGAAGAACCAGAATATGATGATATTATTGAAGAAATGGTTATGATTACATCAATGGGAGCGGTTATGGAATTTATTGACTAATACAAAACAATATGGAAATTATATTAAATGAAATCACAATGGAAGAAATAGAAAATATTTTATCAGAAAATAACGATTTTTAATTTTTTTTAACTATTTATAAATAAATAAAAATAAGAACTATTATGAAAACAAACAAAATTTACGAAAGAACATTATTATCAATTAAGTATGATGATAGAATGAGACAAAGTAGTGAGTATAACACTTACATTGTTGAAACTGAAAGGGGAAAAACTCACATGAGATTAAGTAGAAAAACCCCACTACCCAAAGTTGGGGATAAAATAAAATTCAAAGTAAAAAACTATTATAAAAGTGATAAGTTTTTTATTTCAGAGTTAGTGTAAGTTTTTTTTTAATTATATGTTAAGGATTGGGGGTAGTTTTACCCCCTTTTTTTTGTCCCTAAGAGACTTAAATAAACAAAAGGTATATTATGTATACTTTATGGTATAACAAGGTAATATAGGAGATTTTTAAGATGCCCAGAAAGAAGAAACCACAATACAAAAAAGAAGACCTAATCAAGATGATTGTTGATTGGGCTATTGAGGGTGTACCACAGGCTAAGATTAGAAAAGATATTCTTAATTTTGGTTATCAGATAAGTTATTTTTATAAATTATATACAGAAGCTAAACCCCTAATAAGAGAAACCCTTATAGAAGTATCAAAAGATAGATTGGAAGAAACCATTGTTGAGATGGAGAAACAATACTACGAAGCCTTAGAAGAGGGTGATAGAAGATTAGCCAATGATATTAGAAAAGAAATAAATAAGATAAGTGGACATCACCAACAGAAAGTAGACATTACCTCAAAGGGTGATAAAATAAATAACATAGAGGTAATTAGAATAATAGAAGTAAAAAATAATGAAGATGATTAAATTAAAATTAAAACCCCAATACGAAGGGTTAAGGATTACGAGAAACGATATCAGAATTGGTAAGATTACATTTGACGCTAATACTGTTAAAGAGGAACACTATCAAAACTATAAGAATATGGGATTTGATATCTTCGATGAAGTAGAAGTATGTGATACTTGTAATAATGGTAAATGTATTTGTAAGAAAGAAATCTTAACTGAAGAAAAACCAAAAAGAAAAACCCCTTCCAGAAGAAAGAAAAAAACTGATGAGGAATAAAATATTATTAATTGTTTTAACACCCCTTTTAATTGGATGTATGTCACAAATAGAGGTTATGAGACATTATCAAAGGGGAGGTGTACTTCCATATGGAAATAATAAAAAACTAATGAAATACGAAAAGAATTACAAATGGACTTGTGGGAAAAAATAATGTGGTTTAGAGTGTATGTTGATGGAGTACAATCTACCAATGTGAAAAGAGTTAAATGGGATAGTGTAACAAAAGAAATGGTTATACAATTTCAAAACGATAGATACTATACTTACTATGATATATCTGAAAAAATATATGTTAACGTATTAGATGGATTGGCTGGTACTAAAACAGCTGGACCTTGGGGACCAGTTGGTAAATACCCCTCAGTAGGAGCCGCTGTACATCAATGGTTAATCCAAAGAAAGGTAAGATATAAAAGAGGAGGTAGAATAGATTAATAATAAATTATAAAAGATATTTAAAATGCCATTAAAGAGATGTCAAATAAATAACCAAAAAGGTTGGAAGTGGGGTGACGAAGGAAAATGTTACGTAGGACCAGACGCTAAAGAGAAAGCCCTAAAACAAGGTAGAGCCATTGGTGACTATGAATTGGAAAGTTATGATGATTATCCAAAGTCAGCTTCAGAGAACGCCTGTAGAGCCCTTAGATGGGTAGAAGAAAATGGTTGGGGTGATTGTGGTGAAAACACAGGTAAACAAAGAGCCCATCAACTATGTGGTAGAGAAAAAATCAGTAGAGATACAATCGCTAGAATGGCTTCATTTAAACGTCACCAACAACATAAAGATGTACCATATGATGAAGGATGTGGTGGTCTAATGTGGGATAGTTGGGGAGGAACAGAAGGAATAGAATGGGCTATCAGAAAGTTAGATGAAATCGAAAAGATGGAGAAGATAAATAATCTTCAAGAACTACAGAGAAAGGTTAAGGTTGGATTTGATTACGATGATACCCTTACCAAATATAAAGTAAGAGAATTGGTTAAAGAGTTGATTAAAGCTGGAGGGACTGAAGTTTATATTGTATCCGCTAGGTCATCATCATTTGAGTTATATAGGGTAGGACAAGAATTGGGTATACCATCATATAGAATATTCTTTACAGGTAGTAATGAAAAGAAAATTGAGAAAGTTAAACAATTAGGGTTAAACAGATTTTTTGATAACAATCCAGATGTAATAAAAGAATTACCAAATATTGGTGTATTAGTAAAGTAATGGAATTAGAGTTAAAAACAACAAAGGTATTCTCAAAAAACCATTCAGCGTTACAAGATGAGAATATACGTTTCATAATTAATCAAGGGGGGAGTAGGAGTAGTAAAACCTATTCCCTTTGTCAGTTAATAATAATCTATTGTCTACAAAACCCTAATAAGGTAGTATCAATAGTAAGGAAATCATTCCCCTCACTTAGAGCCACAGTAATGAGAGATTTCTTTGAAGTTTTAAAAGATTTAGAATTATATAACTCAGATAATCATAATAAAACAAATCATATATATAGATTTCCAAATGGGACTGAAGTAGAATTCTTTTCAGTGGATGATGAACAAAAGATTAGGGGTAGGAAAAGACATATCTGTTGGTGTAATGAAGCCAATGAATTAAATAGAGATGATTTTGTACAATTGAATATTAGGACAGATGATAAATTCTTTTGTGACTTCAACCCCTCAGATACAGAACATTGGTTGTATGATTTAATTGAAAGAGAAGATAGTATTAAATTACATTCAACATATAAGGATAATCCATTCCTACCAAAATCATTAGTTAAAGAAATTGAAGAGTTAATCAGAACAGATGAGGATTACTATAACATATATGCCCTAGGTATCCCCTCAAAATCAAAACATACAGTATATAACCATCAAAAGTATTATACATTCAGACCAGAGAAGACAGAAACATTATTAGGGTTAGACTTTGGTTACCAACATCCAACAGCGTTAGTAAGATGTGATTTCATAGAGAATGAAGTCTATGTTGAAGAATTACTATACGAAAGTTATTTAACTACCCCAGAATTAATAGAGAGAGTTAAAATAATATTTAAAGAGAATAACTTTCCAATGTCTACCCAAATCATATGTGACTACGCTAGACCAGAAATCATTGAAGATTTAAGACGTAATGGATTTAATTGTGTTAACGCTAATAAGAATGTTAAAGAGGGTATTGATAGTGTTAAATCAAAAGAATTATTTGTTCACGAAGATAGTATCAACCTTAGAAAAGAATTCAATAACTATAAATGGAAGGTTGTTAACGATAAACTTATTGATGAAGTAATAAAGAAATTTGATGATGGTATGGATGCTATGAGATACGCTATCCTACATCACAAAAAGAATAATAGTAGTGGGGGATGGGAATTTACATCTTTTTCAATTTAAAACTGAACTTTTCCTTTTTTCTACATATTTATATAGTAAAGAACTATTAAATGGATTATTATAAGATTATTAATGATTTTATTGAGGAGAGATATGATTATTTATTAAGTTGTTGTGTTAATATTTTAAAATACAACGAAAATATCGAACCACAGGAATTATTAAGTGAATTAACCATACACCTATACACTGAAGAAGAAAAGATAAGGGAGTATATAGAATTAAATAAGTTAGAGGCGTTTTGTGTGAGTTGGTTAAACATACAGGGTAAATACAAAACCTCCCCAGTCAATAGAAAATACTACAAATCTAATACTTATCAATTAGATGATTATACACAGGATACTATAGAATTTAATGATGAGAAATTAGAAGATGAATTATATGATGATGAATATTATAGAAATTTATCACGTCACTTTACTGAAGAACAAATAAGTAAAATTAAATTGGTTGATGACATAATACCAGAGTTAACCAAATCAGAACAGATACTATTCGAGGCCTATTTCATTCAAAATTTATCTTATGATAAGATATGTCAAAGATATACATTCTATAGAGAGAAAGATGGTAAGAAGATAACATATAAATCCAAAAAAAGTATATATAACCTAATGATGGGTTTAAGAGAGAAAATAAATAATTTAATAAATAAATAAATATGGTAAGTTATATTGGAGGAAAAAGTAGAATAAGTAAGAGTTTAATCATACCAGAGATACCAAAAGACATTCATGTATATGTTGAAGTGTTTGGGGGTATGATGTGGAACTTCTTTAAGATGGATTTGGAAGAATATCCAAACCTAAAAACAATTGTGTATAATGATAAGAACCCCCTAAATGTAAATTTAATTAAATGTGTTAGAAATCATAAAGAGTTTTTAAATTATATACATAGTTTAGATTATAAGATTGAGGATACAGATACATTCAATGAGTATAAGGATAAATTATTCTCTGAACCATTTAAATTAGGGGACAAACCAAATTATGAATATGGTTTTATGTATTCTTATATATTAACAACTTGTTATAGTGGTATATCACCAGAGAAAGGTAGATGTGTTAAGAGAGGGGGTTATACAACCAAAGATGGTAAGTATACATCAAAGTTTGAAAGTTTCTTAAAGAAATTAACTAATAAGGACTGGGTAGAGAAATTTAATTCAATTACATTTACACATTGTTTAGATTTCAATAGAGTGATGGACATTTATGATAACCTAAATACATTTTTATATTTAGACCCCCCATATTTTAGTTGTGAAGAATATTATTCAAATCATGACTTTGGGGAAAAAGACCACAAAAGATTAATTAAGAGATTAGAGAAATCACATAGTAGATGGGCTTTATCATATTATGATTTCCCTCAATTAAGTGAATGGTTACCAAAAGATGAATATAGATGGATATCAAAAGAATTTATCAAAGAAGGTGGAGCTAAAAAAGGTAAAACAAAAAATAAAGGAACTGAATTATTAATTATGAATTATGGAGATAAATAAAATATATAATGAAGATTGTTTAGAGACAATGAGTAAGATACCAGATAATACCATTGATTTAATTATTACATCCCCACCATATAATAATGGATATTGGAGTAGTAATAGAAATATGGGTAATGGTTTTAATACAAAGAGTAGAAGGATAGAATATTCCAACTTTGATGATAATATGTTACCAGAAGAATATGAGGAATGGCAGAGGAAGGTTATAAGTGAATGTTTAAGAATATTAAAACCAACAGGTAGTTTATTCTATAACCATCAACCAATACAAAAAAATCATCAAGAGGTAAATCCATTATATGTATATGATTTCCCAGTAAAACAAACAATTGTATGGAATAGAAAGAATACACCAAAATTGGATAAGAGTTACTTTTTCCCTACCATTGAATGGATTTATTGGATACAGAAAGATAAGTCATCCAGAGTGAAATTTAATAGGAAAAACTCAATGTTTAATAAAGTTATATGGGATATAAATCCCGATAAAGATAATCCCTTCCCAGCACCATTCCCAGAAGAGTTGGTATTGAATTGTTTATTGAGTTGTAGTGATGAAGGAGATTTAGTATACGACCCATTTATGGGAAGTGGAACAACAGCCAAAGTATGTGAAAAAAATAACAGAAATTATATAGGTAGTGAAATAGGATATGGAAATGATAATTAAGATTATTGGATTAAGTTGTATGACTTATCTATTTGTTAACTCTGAACCACTTATTTTAATTAAGAGGGGTTTAGGGTTTAGAGAAGAAGAATACTACGACTATGGAAAGATTAAGGGGTTTATTTACAGATTAATTACGTGTTGTCTATGTAGTGGATTTTGGATTGGATTAATCTTCACCCTTAACGTATATGAGGCTTGTGTAATAGCCATAATAAGTGAACTAATAAATAAAATTTTATAATTATGAACCCACAATTTAAAAACTTCTTCATTGATTTATCTGAAGAGAACATTCACCAAAGAGTAGGTGAATTATTAGATGGTATTAAAACCAATTATGTAACATCAGTACAGACAGATATTATGTTTGGAGTACACAATAGACTATTCCCCAATCAAAAAGAATATACAAAGGGATGTACAGCTTGTAGGAAAAGAGTGTATGATAGATTAAAGGAATGGTATAAAAACAATTTAAAGGAATAATATATTTTATTATGATGAGATTATTAAAGAAAAATAAGGAAGAGGTATTAAGTTGGAAAGATATTAAGTTATCCCAACTACAAGAAATTCATACATTACCAGAATATGAAGATAAAATCGATTTGATGGTTAATGTATTATCAATTTTATTGGATAAAGACCCATATGATATTGAGAATATGTTGGTTACAGATATATTCAAAGAATATGATAAATGGACATTCTTACAAGAACCCCCAAAAGAAGAATTAATACCAATCATAAAACACAATGGTAAAAGATATGGTATTATTGAATTGGATAAAATGAGTTTGGGACAATATGGTGATGTGGAAGAGTATTTATCTGAGGGGAATATATTTGATAATATACATAGAGTATTATCTGTATTATACCTCCCAGTCAAAAAATACAATCCTTTTAATGGTAAGTATGAATTAGAAGATTACACACCATCAATTGAGAGAGAAGAGATGTTTAAAGAAATGACTATGGATGTAATTTATCCTACCATACTTTTTTTTTATCATATCGTAAACAACTTTTTAACAGATTTTCAACACTCTTTAATAGAGAAGAAGGAGAAGGAACTGAAGAAGATGATATCCCTGGAGGAAGAACAATTGGAGAAGCTAAAGAAAGACAACGAGAAAAAATTAGAAGAAAATGGAATATAATGAATATGATAGATAATTTGGCTGGAGGTGATATTTTAAAATATGAAGAAGTAGTTGAATTACCAATAATATTCTGTTTTACTTACTTATTATATAAAAACGAAACAAAAGAAGAATAATATGATTACATACAATACAATATTAAAAACATTTGAGGACATATCTGTAAATCACAAACAGATAAATAACTTTGGAACAGGAACTTTAGATGAAGTAAATACTTTTTCTAAAGATGGTAAATTTCCTGTGTTATGGGTTATACCCCAAAGAGTTCAATTAGGTGAAAATGCGATGACTTATACAATAAGGGTGATGGTGTTTGATATAAGTGAGACTGATGATAGTATAGATGATGAAATATACTCAGATACAATTTTAATTTTAAATGATATTATGTTCATTTTAAACACACAACCTTTTTGGAATAAAGATGAGGCTTCTGTTTCTAATGTACCTACAGCAACACCATTTAGACAAAAGTTTGTTGATTATTGTGCTGGTTGGTATGCTGATTTTGATATTGAAGTACCTTCATTTAATAATTTAGGATATTGTTAATGGAAAATGATGAAGAAATATTAAAAGCTCTAAAATACCTAGGGGATAGTATTGTGGGGGATATGAAAGCCCTCATAGAACTAAATGGTGCTATTGCCACTGGTTGGTTAATGGATAGTATTGCTTCTAAAGTATTTAAAGATAAGAATGATGTATATTCTTTATCATTCTCTTATTTAAACTATGGTAAATTTGTTGATGAGGGTAGAAGACCAGGTAAAATGCCCCCATTAGAAGATATTAGAGAGTGGGCAAGAATAAAAGGTATACCTCAAACAGCTGTATACCCAATAGCAAAAAAGATTGGTGAGAAGGGTACAATTAAGAGAAAAAATTATAATGGTATTGATTTTACAGAACCAATTTATGATGATTTAAAAGTTATAAAAGAAATTATGGGTGATAAATTTTCATCAGTAATAGCAAAAGAATTATTAAAAAATATAAATAAAGAAACTTATGGCAGTTAGTATTTTAAAAACACCATCAGAGGGACAAACAAAACCAATGATGCCAGTGTATAATGGATTACCATTCATTTTAAGTAGTAATAGGAATAAAAGATTGAATTATAAATACATCGCTGATATTTATGTTGGTGGTGTAAAATCGGCTACCCTTAAACATAACAAAGATTTATCTAGTGGTAGTGGTATATTTGATATTGGTAGGGTTGTGGAGAATACCTTAAAAACAAGAAGATACGATTATACAACCCCAGGTTTCGCTGGTGATACAACTTGTTCAACAGATTATTATATAAAGTTTGGTGAAGAATATGAAAGATATTTAGAATATACATCAGCCTCTTCATATGGTGGTGGAGCTCAAACAAGATTATCATTATCTCAACATAATTTAAGAGTTGGTGATTATGTTGTTCTTCAAAATAATACTGAAAGTTCATATGACTTTGATTACTTTGGTAATATCTACTTTGAGGTATTATTAGTTACATCATCCTATATTATAATAGACAAACCATTTACGAACAACTCAACAGGTTTGGTTATTGAAGGAGAACATTTCATTGATAACTATTATTATTCACATCCAACATTAGGAGCATTAGTAGGGTTTGTTATACCAGAGAGTATTAGACCTACAAATATCAATGTAGGAGATACAGTAGTAGTATCAAATAGAAAAGCACCAGTTGTTCCAGCGGTAGCTGGTTATGATGGTGAATGGATTGTGGTAGATATAATCACAGTAGGTTCAAATAAAGTTATAATTACCAATTGTCCTTGGAATACATCATCATCTGTTGTACCAGGTGTTATATACGCCAAAGATAAGTATGTATTTGAAAATCAAGTACAATCAACAACAGAATATAGTTGGAATGGTGGTTTTCAATATAAAGATTTTTTAAATTATGATATTGATGATTTTTATATTTCTTCTTTACCTTCATCACAGGGAAGATTTTTAACGAATGGACCTAAGACAAGAAAAGTTAGAGAAGGAGAAGTAGAATATTTATCCCTTATCAATTGGGATAATAGTACTCTTTATAATATGACAGCGGTATATAAGTCATATACATCAAATGGAACTTTAATTGATACATATACAATCAATTTAGGTTCATCAACAAAGGTTCATAAGGTATTACAATTAGGGGTTGGTAGAGAGAATTTAGATACTTATTTAGATTTTACCAACGCTACATATTATACAGTTCATATAGAAGATAGTTTAGGTACACAAATATCAGAACAAATCACTTATTTAATTGATACAGAATGTTACAGATTTACCCAAAAGAGACTTATGTGGTTAAATAGACTGGGTGGATGGGATTTCTTTACATTCAACCTAAGAAGTGACAAGACAATCGATATAAATAGAAATGAATATAAGAGAAATTTAAGGTCTTATGATAGTAGTACTGACTTATATAACTACTCAATGGGTGATAGAGGTAGAACAACATATATTGTTGAGGCTAGTGAAACTGAAACTTGTTTCTCAAATTGGATTAGAGATGATGAAATGAGTTGGATGGAAGAATTATATACATCACCAGAGGTTTATTTAATAGAAGATACAACTAATATGTTACCAATTAATATTACAGATGATAGTGTTACATTAGGTAAAGCTGAGAATTACGGATTGGTATCATATACAATAACATTTAAACATTCAAACGATAGAGTAATACAGAGAGGATAATGAGAAATTATAGATTAATAGTTCAGTCACAACAGAATACATCAACAGACTTTTTAGATTTATATGATAATGTAAATGTACCTGTTGTTTTTAATGTAAAAGATGTTAGAGAACCAGAGAGTATCAAAACAAACTATACAAAACAATTTGACATCCCAGCTTCACACACTAATAATTTATTCTTTGAAGGATTATATGAGAAGGGATTTTCAGTAAATGAGTTTAATCCCAATTATAAAGTTCAATGTCAATTGACATATGATGATAATATTATTATTGATGGTTACTTACAAGTTGTTGATGTAAATAGAGTAGATGAAGATGGGTATTATTCTATTATTGTATATGGTGAATTATCGTCTTTATTTAATAATTTAATTGGTTGTAAAATAAGTGATATAGATTTATCAGAATATAACCATAGATGGACTTATGATAATGTTGTTAATAGTTGGGAAACTTCAATTAAAAGAAATGATTTAGATATACCATTTTTAATGGGTAGGGGATATGTTTATCCCTTAATAAATAGAGGACAACAGGAATTTGATTTAACTACTGAAGATTTTTTACCAGCGATATATGTAAAAACAATATGGGATAAAATTTTTGAGGGTACTGGAAAAAAATATAAGTCAAACTTTATAAACTCAGATAAATTTAAAAGTTTAATTTTACCACATGGTAAAGATAGAATTTATTTAAGTGAAGAAGAAAAAAATAGTAGATTATTCTCAGTAAAAATTGATGAGGGTGATTATAATGATTTGGGTTACGCTGGGTATAAAAAACATTATACAGGTTCGGCTACAATAGCGTGGAATTCACCAAAGTATAAAATTAAATTCCCAACAGAAGAAGCTGACCCTAACAACTTATTTTTCACAAATGATACCTACATACCAATTGTTAAACAAAACACTTCCATAGCCTCTAATATCTGTATAAAAACAATTTTTAGGGCTACACCTGGACAACCAGATGGGTTTTTTATTAAGGGTGGTAATATCACAGGTAATGTTTATTTGAAAGATGAGACAACAGGACAATTTATACACTCAGAACCATTTGAGGTAATACATTCAACAGGACAAGTTGGTGTAGCTAAGAGTGATTATGTTGTTAAGACAAATGTATTTTTAGATTATACAGGTATTTTAGAACCATATCATAAATATACAATATGGATTGATTATAGTTGTCCAGCTGGAACATCATCTTCAAAGTTTATAAATACCATAGGACAAGTAATTGGTGGTTATATTTTTAATGGTGTATCAACTGATAGTGAATGTACAACTGAATTATATAACGCTACATCACAAGAATGGATATTGGAAGGTGATTTAGTTGATATGAACCAAATATTACCCCAAGATTTAAGTTGTGTTGATTTCTTAAAAGATATTAATAAGATGTTTAATCTTTATTGGGTAGCTATTGATGAGAATACATTTCAAATAGAACCTAGAGATACATTTTATACATCAGATGATGTCAATATATGGGATTGGACAGAAGAGTTTGATAGACAGAATGAAATTAAGATTATACCCTTATCAGAATTAAACAATAAACAATACTTATTTACATATTCAGAAGATGATGATTATTATAATGATTTCTATACAAGAACATATAAAGAAATATATGGACAAAAATTAATTGAGGTATCGAATGATTTTGTTAATGATGTTGATAAGATTGATATTAAATTTTCACCATCACCATTGGTATCATTTTTAAATTCAAATATAGTCACATCAACGTTTTTAAATATTGAGAATGGTTTTACAGAAAGTACTGAAGTTAAAAATAGAATATTAATTTATGGTGGTGTTATAAATACTAATGTAAGTTATACAATTAAAGATAATGTTTTTTTAAAATACCCATACACTGGACATTTTGATAATCCTTATTCACCAACTTATGATATCAATTGGGGACAAACAAAAGAATATTATTATGATTGGGAATTAGTACCACAAGATAACTTATTCGAAACATATTGGAAAAACTTTATGTTAGATATAACTTCACCAGATAGTCATATGTTGACTGGACAACTTCATTTAAAACCCTTAGACATCATCAATTTAAATATTTTCGATACTATTCAAGTTGATAATGTATGGTATAAAATAAATAAGTTGGAATATGATATCATTACAGAAGTGGCTAAGGTAGAATTATTCAAAACATTTACATATTTATCATTCCCAGCTCAAAAAACTACATCAACAGGTAATAGTGGTGTTGTAACGAAAAAACCAACTGAGGAAATAAAACAAAAACCAATTGGAAAACCAGGTTGGAATATTCCATTCTTAGAACCTACAACAAATTGGATATCTACAGGTGGTATAACACCAAATACAACTTTTGGTGTATGGACTAATCAAACATCATTAGAATATGGTGGATGGTTAAATAAAAATAATGAAGAATTATTATTAAAGAAAAAGATTGGTAATAATACTTATTCAAAAGGTAATTTAGAAACTAATATCAATAAAAACACTTTTAGAAAAGGTAGTTTTGTTGAGATAATGGGTAAGGAAAACTATATATCACCACAAGCTAGTGGTATTTCTATTAAGGGTAATACAAATAGAATATCAGATGGGGTTAAAAACGTATCCATAATGGGTAATAATAACTTTGTTGAAGCTGGGGTGGAGAATACTCAAATTATTGGTGATAACTTATATGTAACAAAATCAAACGCTACATATCTTAATGGTGATATAATTGAAAAAGGTAGTGTTAAACAATCACCAAACTTTGTTGGAGGTATGGTAAATAGAACTTCTGTACCATTCGAAAGTGGTGATAGGATTGATTTAATTAAATGTCCAGTAGATTGTGTTCAGAATACTGGGGGAATAAGTAGATTTAACTTAATAAATTGTGGAATTGATAATAGTTTAGAGTTTCTATTTTAAAAAAACAAAAAGTAAGAATAATATATTTTAATAAAAAGATTTAATATGCCCTTAAACACACAGAATACAAGAGTAACTTTTAAATACTCAACGATTAGTGGGGAAACTCCTTCAATAGCACCATCGTTAGACCATACAGATGGAACATGGAGTGCCACAGACATATATGTAGGAGAATTTTTCTTAAACGCTGTTGATGATAATATGTGGATTAGAACCTTAAATGGTATTGTTCCTATCACTTCTGGGACATCTTCTATAGCGATAAGTACATATGTTAACAAAACAGGAGATACGATGACAGGTGACTTAAATTTACCTTCATTGTCAGCTTCTACATCAGTTACTTCACCAACATTTTATGGAACAACATTTAGTGGTGGAACTTATTATGGTGATGGAAGTAATTTAACAGGTATTGTAGCCAATTGGAATGGTGGAACTGTTACAGGTGATACAACATTCACAGGACAAGTTGATTTATGTGGAGCTGGAGTAACTATTGATACCTTAGAGGTATGTAGTGGTAGTACCCTTCAAATAATTGGTGACACACAAGTAAATGGGACTTTAACTACAACATCTGATTTAACAGTAGGAGGTATAATTTATGGTGATGGTAGTGGTATTACAGGTATTCCTTCATTATCAGCGATTACACTTGATGAAGTTTTAATACAAGGTGATACATCAGTAAATGGTGATATAAATCTAATAAACGGAAATATCACTTTAACTAATGGTATATTCTATGGAGATGGTAGTGGTTTAACAAATATTCCAACTACGGCT